AACTCGTAAGCGAACTCAGGGTCGCTCATGTTATCGTCTAGGTCATCGTAAAAAGCACTCACTTGTTCTCTCCATCTATCTCACAAGGCTCAACCCAACCACATTTAAGGCAGTATTCGTGGAAATCTCCACCTAAACAAGGTGCACCAAATACCTCTATTTCGTGAATGCATTTGTTTTCCCCCTTGATAAGAGCGATAGCGTGTTCAAAGCCTGCTTGGTATGCGGCTGAGCCGTCTGCCCCTGAGCAAGTTTCATCGTGGACATGTTCTAGCATTTTGATAATGCGTTCACGCTCAGCATTTACGCCATACTGAAAGTCTTGCTCACTAATGTGAAGGCTAATTCCCTTAGCCATTTCATTGACATCCATTACTTGTTCTCTCCCTTGATAAGAGCGATTACATCTCCTGCAAAGTGTTGCTGATTTACGATCGCTGGGTATTCACCATAGTTATATACCGTATGAAATAGTTTCTTTTGTAGCAGTTTGATAATGCGTTCACGCTCGGCACGAACACCAGCCTGAAACTCCTGCTCTTGATTCCAGCCACTCACTTTTCTTCATCCTCAGCTAACGGAGTAGTTATCTTGTTGATAATCAAATCAACAGTGGTAGCACGTTCCCACATGCCATTGCTTGCGTAGAACGCACGAAGTTTGTGCAAGTCCTTGAGAATGTCGCCACGCATATCGACACGACCGCTATCGTAAGCAATCTCTTCATCCTCAGTCATAAGACGTGTATATGGACTACTCATCAGGCCAATCACCATCCAAAACCATCAAAGCAATCAACGCATAGTTAGCCAAATCAATGAACGAGTCACGCAGACTCTCATTCTCCGGCGTAGCACCCGAACCAATCAAGTGATTGATACGAGCAGTCTTGTCATGAATGCGAACAGTCAAACCATTCAACGCACCACGAGGGGCACGACTAATGTTAGTCGGTCCATAATCTGCATGCTTACGCAACAACAAAGCCACATTACTGTCAGCAACCTGACGAACCTTATCTTCAAAACTCATTACTTACTCCTTTTAATTGTTGCAATGATATCCTCAGAAACTTTCAACGTTCTCAAAATATTCACAACAGCATCGTTCTCAATTTTCATACCCAACAACAAGATTTCTCGTTGCCCATCAGTCATTTGTGCGAGATCTTCCTTACTCAACACCCATACCACCTCTCAAAGAATTATTCATCTGCAACTGCTTCTCAACCAAATTCGACAACTGCCCCTCGTCATACGTGTCCTCAGCGACAATCTCATAAGACAACACCGAACGCTTCTGCCCACGCCTATCCAAACGACCAGCCGCCTGCTCATTCAACAAACGATTGTCGTCCTTAGATAACCAAACCATCACGTTAGCGGCCTCCTGCAAGCCGTCAGTCCCCTCACCGATCGCTGAAATAACAGCCACAATGAACTGAACCTCACCGGCAATGAAAGCCTCCAACGCCTTGTCACGAGCCGTCTGCGGTTGTGTGCCAGACCACTCGAAAGCAGTATGTCCAGCTTTTTGCAAACGCTTGACAACCACATTAGCAAACTTCTGGCTATGTGTCAATACCAACATCTGCTCACCATCTGGATGGTCGGAGATAATCTGAAACAACTCGTCAATCTTCGTGGACTTGCAATCCTCTGCAAAAGACACCACACCATCATCAGAAATCATTGGGACACCCAAAGTTATTTGACGCAACCTGATACGGACAGCGACCGGAACTTCGACAGCGAGAGGGTTATCCCCAAGCCACACAAACAAGTCCTTTTCGAGCCTCTTGTAAATCCTAGACTGCTCAGGTGAAAGCGTCACTGTGCGAACCTCAGTCGTCATGGCAGGCAACTCGTAGTCGATACCATTCGGGTGAAAGTCACAACAAGCGTCACGCTTCAAGTGCCGAATGTAACAAGGAATAGAACCAATAATTCCACCCACCTGCTTCTCACCCGACACAACTTTGCCAGCAAAGAAATCTACCTCAGTCGAACAATAAACCTCAACCCAATTCCAGAAACTACGACCAGCCACATCAGGATAAACCCAACGCAACACCGACCACATCCCCTCAATCTTGTTACCAGCGATCGTGCCAGACATGCCAATACGACGCTTAGCCTTGAGAGTGTGCAACATCTTAGCCGTCGCACTCTTGCGGTTGCTTGCTCGGTGAACCTCGTCAAACACAGCAAGATCAGGTGTGATACCAACCCAATGGTATCCTCTGAAGAACTCTGGGCTAATCAAATACCAGCCAGCAACGCCACGTTCCAAGTCCACAAAAGCCGCCTTACCAGCCTTACTGCTGTTGATGTAGCGAACCTGAGCTTCAGGTATCTGACGGCGAATAGTCTGCTCCCACGCCCTCTTGTGCGTCCCCTTAGGGGCAATCACAAAGTTCGTGCCAGTCCCCAAACGCTTAGCAACCTCAATAGCAATCAGCGTCTTACCGCCACCCACCTGTGTCGCCACAAGCCCAGTGCCATCATGCTCAATAAGCCGAGCAATGTCCAACTCTTGATAAGGGTAAGGTTTCAACGCCTCCAACTATTTATCCTCATTCCAATAATTCTGATGCTCACCAAAGTTATACTTATAACCCGAAGCGGACTGTGTTTCAACGCCACCCTTGTCAGTAAAAAAACTGACAAGGACAGCAAAGAAACCAACAACAACACTCGCCAACAAAAACCAGACAGCGAAACTAGCCAACGCTAGCCACAATCTCGTCAGCCAAACCCTCACGATACACCGCTGGAACAACGAAACCATCGCCATCCACAAACGTAATCATGTCGTCCTCGATCGACACCTGAGCTTTACCTGACAAGCCAGCCGCCCCGAGAGAGTAAATGTCCAACGAGAACAACCCACCCTCGAGCCTGAGCAAAGCCCACTTACCAGAACCAGTCAGGTCGTCAGGGCGAATAACATCATCCTCAGTCGCCAACAAAATCTCCTGAACAGTGCGGTAATTGCTTGTGCCAATCGTCTTGCCCAACTGTGTGCGGGGCACACCAGCCTCAGCGGCAAGACGCAACGCAGTGTCACGTTCCTGCTTGTAAGACGACAAACGCTCAGTCAATTCATTCTTCAACTCAGCCTCAATAGTTAGTTTCGCAATCAGGAACGCTCGGTGCTTTTCATCCAAAACAGTCAAAGCCTGCTTAGCATGCTGATTTAGTTTAGTCAATCGACCCCACCTCACCACCGCTAATGTAAGAAGCAACCGAGTTGTCAGGGTTCAACACACCAATGTCCATAGAGGTGTAGTGGTTCGTCAGCAACGCCAAGTCTGCCTCTGGAACATCTGCACCCTCTACCAAAGTAATCTCGATAGCGTGCAGGTCACTGCCAGTGCCGATCGGATACCATTTGAAGTCCTGAACATTCGCCGTATCAGACAAGAACCGGCGGTCCTTATTGATAGTAGTAGCAACACCCATAATGTCTTGCTCAAGGGCGGTTAGAATATATTGTTTGTTTTCCATAAAATCCTCCTAAGATTTTTCGCAATTACCACAGTTACAATCATGCTTGTCAGTGTCATTATTCACATTCACAACCACAAAAGTGCTTGTTCCATAATTCATGTCATGCCCGATAGCGTCAACCACAATCTCGACACTCGTTCCGGCTCGTTCGCCATTATCCCAATCGCGAACACTAAGGTTACCATACACCACAACACGATCGCCCTTGCTAATCGAACCAGCGGCATTGATAGCAACCCGACGGAACATGGTAATCGTATACCAGTTGCTTTCCTCAACGCTAGGCTCACCATTCATACCGCCCCTAACCTCCTTAGAAACCAGACGGAACGAAGTGATAGGCAACCCATCCTGCGTAACCAAATGTCTAGGTGTGGTCGCAACCAAACCTGTAACGCCAATTTTACTCATTTGCAGACTCCTCTACACTAATCTGCGGTATCTCCGCAGGATAATTTTCTTCCAGCCACATCTCGTTCATTCTCGACATGTCACTCCTTTTCCAGATATTCCAATCTAACAGCCAAACGGCTCAACTTCTTCAGAGCCGCATCCAAACTATAATACGCCTCATTGAACGCTTTGTCAAGTTTTTCGTTATCCCATTCACCAATCACACAATCAGCCAACTCGAACATCTCCTGCTCGTCAAACAAGGTCACAAGGTGTTCACGAATAGCGTCACGAAAGTGCTGTTGCCTCACCCTTGCACCTCTTCAACAGAGTAACTTACAAAGACCCTGATACTGTCCACATCACGACCCTCGAACGCTTGAGCGGTCTTTACAGCGTCCGCCTCGTCCTCGGCAAAAAATGTGTTAGCAACTTCCTCAGTGACAATCTTGGTCACCACAAACTTCTTCAACGCCATTAGCAGTCCAACGCTCCCTTGAGAATACGCTCAGCCTCATTTATGTCGCCGTCGTCAGCCACAACCCACTCGTCGAACTCAACATCATAAGCGTCACGACCCAACTTAGCCAACTCGATCGTTCCCTCTTCATCAACAAACATTGCCCCATCCTCGAGGTCAACGCCTACAACAAAAAATATTTGCTTCTTACTAGCCATACCTATCTCTCCACTACATCCGACAAAATATCAACAACATTCATATTGTCCAACACGATACCATGTTCCTCTGACAAAATTCGGTCAAAAATCAAAATCGCTTCATCACTATCATCACACTCGATATGCCCAACCATATAAAAGTTGTCAAACAAAACAGTTACACTAAAAAGTTTCATTACAGTCCCAATCCTTGACGAAGTTTAGTTGAAACTTCTCGCAAGCGAGGCTCAACAATTTGTGCGATACTGTCCTCGCTGAAAGACAACTCTGTAATCAGTCGAGAGAGCGTGTCCAACACAGCAGGAACATCCTGCCACAAAGCGAACTCCTCTTCGGCGTTAGCGGGGTTGTATGTGTTATTCAAAAGCGATAGCAGAGCGATCGACATTTTATCGCCATCAGAAGCCTCGTCAATGTTAGCCCAATCAGCGTCACCAAAACTATCGCAAGGTAAAATCATAAAATCTTCCTCGTCGATAACACCCCAACTGCCGTTGCCAGCCACAAACATTCTACTCATAATTTTTCTCCAAAAATAAATCCAAAAACAAGCGGTTTGCTTGCTCCCTAGTTTTTACCGGCTCGGCTTGAGCCTCGTAAGGTTTGTCATAGTCAATCACATCATACTTGCCGTCCTCTTCAAAATACATGACGAGGCTACCAATTCTTTTCACAATTGTCAAGGTGGGTTTGTCCATTAGTTTCCGCCCACCTCAAACATTTGTTCTTCATCCCATTCAACCACACCATTCTTGTAGAACGGCTCGTGGTCCTCTGTGAAGTCGCCCACACGAACGATCGCCTGAGCCTCCTCAAGGCTTTCAGCCTCAATGTAATAAAAGCCTGTCTGTTCCTCCCAGAACGGCAACGCAAATCTAGCCATTAGTCCTCCAACTCCTTAATTTTTTGGATACAAACATCTGTATACCCCTTGTGCGTATATTGCATTGAAAGTTCTGTTGCTTCGTAAAATGTTAGATAATAGTCATTTACCTCTACACCACCAACCCACACAGACCATGCTTTTTCCGAGTCGTAAATAGTCTCAACCTTAGCCATCAGTGTCCTTGATACCTCCAATGAGTAGGCTACCCGAGCCATCCTCGTCCAACTTTACAATGTCGTCAATGTTTTCATCAGACTCAACAAATTCCCATTCACCATCAACAATAGCGTCAAGAACGCCGTCATTATCATCAGCCTCAACAATCATCACCCAGTCAGTCGTGACTGTTTTCCAAACCTCATACTTAGGCATTCTTCTCCTCCAAAGCGTAGTGTAAAGCGTCACCATAGTCCTGCGACATATCAACATATTTATTCATCCAATGCATGAACCGACCCCACTGCTCATCTGTTAGCGGTGGCAGGTTATCAAACTCTCGTTCGTAGTCGATATCAAACTTGCTGTAAGCAAAAATCACAATTTCCTCAGTGTCGCTCAGGCTATTAGCAAAGCGTAGCAGTTGCTCCTTGTTCATTACACTTTTCCGTTCTCTAGATACAGACGATCGAGTATGACACCCAACCGGACTGCTATCTTTTCAATGCGAATTGCTTTCCTTGAAAGTTTGCCAGCCAACTCAGCGTTTTTAGCATAAGCCTGAAACTCTGACATGCTATCAAGAATGCTGGACTTCTCGTAAATCAAGTCCTCTAACTCTTTCAACTCCTCGATCGAGAAACTAACAGGGTAGCGTTTCGGTTCTGGCGTTGGTAGTAGGTTTGTGCCTACCGCTTGTTTAGTTGTTTGTTCCATAGTGTTCTCCGTCTTTGTAAGTTTCGTGGCAGTAGTCGCAAGCGTCGCAACATGAGCCACCAGCCTCGTATGGTCGTCTCTGACCGCAATCTGGGCAGTCGAAGACGCAGTGTGAGCAGGTGTAAGCCCACTCCTCAAAAGTGTTCACAGGCTCGTCTTGGCAATAATTGCACAATCTTTGCTTACTGTAGTGTTGAAGCATAATTCTCCTTTAGGATAGCCTCACAAGTCTTTGCACCAGCATAGGTGAGGTTCTGCACCTGTTTTTGTGTCAGGTAGTTGTAGCGGACAATGTCGTAGGCGGTGTAAGCCCATTCTGCGGTTTCCTTTTTGGTGGTCACCACTGCGACAGGGATGTAACTTTCTGCCAAATATACGGCGTAAACTGCCATCGTTACCTTTCATTGAATATGTAATAATCATCAAATATGTAAGACCATATTCCTACATATACTATTTTATTTTTTGAAAAAAACAGTGTTTTGAAACTAAGAAAAAAATAGTGTTTGCCAATGTTGAGTTATGTTTGGGGAGGGATAATCATTGAATATGTCTCGTGGTGAAACATATCCAATGAAAATTCGGAGGTTTTCTCATACCTACTAACACCTAGTATTATATACAATAATAATATATATATAAATAGATAGGTAGGTGAGTCAAACCACTAATCCCAATCCCCAAACGACTTCGAACCAGTCGTATAAAGCGACGCATAATCAGACTCACCCATACCCGAACCAGCCCAATACTGCGAATAACGATAATCCTCAAACTGCTCCAACATAGTCGAACGATCGCCAACATAAATGCCATCCCAATTGAAAAACTGACCATCACTCTCATAAAAATTACACAAGAAATCCTCAAACTCCTCAGCAACCTCATCACTAGCAGGAGAAGCATAATCATCCCAACCATCCTCAGAACCAAACCCAGCAGTCATATTGCGATAACCCTTATAAGACGAAGCAGAAACCTTCACCTCAAACTCAGGAGAAGTCGCAGGCAAAACATCAACACCATCAATACGACCCTCACGAACAGTCAGCAAAGTCCGCTCCTCAACACTAGCCAAGAAACTAAACGACAAACCAAGATTATCCAAAGCCCTACGCAACAAAGCCTCCGTAGAAGCAAACACAAACGAACCATCATGAAGTTGTGCAACACACAAAGGAGAATGAGACAAACGACCCACCATCAACACACCACGATTATTCTCGTCAAGCCAAGCAACACTAGCATCGCCATCCAACATATCAAAACGCTCAAAACCAAACGACTGAACAATAGCAGGAATAACAGCAGTATCAACCTCAGCCAAACTACCAACAAACTGCTTACGAACAATGTCATGATTATAAATAACACCATTATGAACAAGCGAAATAGACTTATCAGGACTTAGAACAGGGTGATTATTAGCATTCACCTTGACACTACCATGAGTAGCCAAACGAGTGTGCAAAACCGCAACACGACTACGCTTATCCATAGTCTTCAAAGACAAACGAGAACCAGCAACATCCTGCTTGAAAAAACCAGAACCCTTACCAGACTGCCACGCAACACCAGAAGCCTGACCGCCACGAGACTCAATACCACACAACAACTCATGAGCCAACTTACGAGCATTGACCTTAGAAGTAGAAGACAAACTAAAACCAGCAATACCACACATAATATCAAAACCAATCCGAGCCATCCGGCTCACTAAAAAAACTTGAATAACTACATTTTACCCAAAAAACATCAGTCGTGTCAAGGGTTTTTGGAAACTTTTTTGGGATAACTTCCGCTTTGTGGGGGTTTTGTTATTCCACTATGTAGCGTAGTCGATCGTGTTGGTGGTGTCAAGGACAATTTTCTGGGCAAAAATGCTTGACAAATGCCCCCTTATATGCTAGTCGATCGAAATTGTGCAAAGAAATGCTTGACAAATCTGGGCAAAAATGGTAAAATTCCGCCCCCTTATAGGACAATTGCGTCTATAGTGAGCATAGATTTTTCAAAGAAAAAAGAAATGATAGACGCATAGATCAAGCATAAGTAATATCAAATGGGAAACCCCTCAGGCTCCTTCGGAAGCCTTCGAGGATTTCCCACCAACCAAAAAGGAAGTGATAAATGACAATAATGGATTAGAAAAAACAATAGCAACATTGCTGATAATAGCAGTAGTTGTCTATTGGATAGTAGCAATACAAACAGTAATCGAAAAAACAGGAGAAGCATTCTAACATGTCAATAGTAGGAGCAACCCGCGTAAGGGCAGCACAACTAGAAGCTGCATACCGAGGCGCAAGAAGCGACCAACAGCGAGTAAACGAAGAAGCAACACGATGGTCTTCGTTCTCACATGAGACAAGAGAATCATTCGAAACAATGCTACCAGGGTATGTAACAACATACGGTCGCAGCGTTACGCTACAAATGTTCAAAACAGACGAACAACCAACAGAAGAATACTGGAAAAACAACAGACTTACAATGATCCACATCATTGCATATCTGAAAGCAGTAGATGTAGCCACAAGAAAAGATGGCGACTTCTGGTCACAAGTATACGGATGCTCAACAATCGACACAGCACGACTAATGGTAACCGTCAATGTAGAAGGATACATTGACAGCGAACCATACGAAGCATACCCACTCGAAGAACACCCAGCAGTAAAACTGCTAGATGTTATGTATGGTGTCACAATCGAAAAAGATGATATCATCTGGGCGCGAGACCGATACACCCGACAACTTGAAGTATACGCAATGAACAAACCAAAAGTAAAAGGTGTCGGAATCGAAAAACTATTCGAAAACGCACCAGTAGTATACGAATCAGTAATCAACGAACAGTTCAAAATGCTACAAGAAAATGTTACAAACAACCTAGTAGCAAGAACATGGGGTTTCGAAATTGAAATCCCAGACGCCAAAGGCGTCCCAGCACCAGCAGGAGTCGAGAAAGGCGACGACGGTTCACTAAGATCATACGAAGGGTCAGACGACTGCGAATGTGACTGCGACGACTGCATGTATCACGACTGCGACTGTGACAACTGCTACAGCAGAAACACAGACCCAGAACACTGCGGCAACAGCGAATGCGCAACATGCGACAGTGCAGAATACCGCACAATCGGAGGCATCCAAAGAATGCAACACGCAGGCATGTTCAAACTATGTCAAGACCTCGCAGACAAAGGTGCTGAACTAAACGACAGTGCAGGCACACACATCCACGTGTATGCACAAGACCTAACAACCAACCAAGTTGGACAAGTCATGGCAACATACAGATGGCTCGACACAATCATCCGACCAATTGCAGGACGTAAAAACGTCAACTACGCAATGGAAATCCCAGTAAGCTACATCGCATCAGCGTTGAGCAGAAAGAACGCAACACTAGCAAAAGACAAGCCACGCGAAATCAACTGCATGCACTTGTTCAACGGGCGCGGAACAATCGAGTTCCGACAGATGGACTGCAACGCAAACGCAAAACGCATCACAGCATGGGCTTGGCTAGTTCGTGGACTAGTAACAGCAGCAAAACGAGGAGCAACACTCAGCAACTACAAAGAGTGCAAAGACCTCAACGACGTTATCGGCGTATTAGCAAAGTTCAATGTATACACAGATAACGAACACCCAGAACAAGTAGTCTACGGTTCAAAGAACGACGCAGACCTAGTAGCACCAATGCTAGTTCAGCACAAGTCAACAAACTAAATTGATAAAACACCTGAGCAAGTGTCTAAACTGCTCACCAACTACAACAAGGAGAACAACATGAACGACGACCTATCACAAGGTATCTACCCAGATGTAGTAACCGAGTTCGATGTAGCACAAGCAGAAGAAGACATGCACCAAGCAATCACCAACTACGGCAACCTAGCATATCTGTTAGGTCAGCAGAGAGCGGAAGCAGCAATGCAAGAAGAAAAAACATTCACTGTCACAGCACACTTCGACGGAATGATGGAACTCACAGTCAAAGCCGCGAGCGCGGAACAAGCCAGAGACATGGCACAACACCCAGCATTCCAAAACGCATGGGTAATAGACGACAGCACAATCAAAATCAACACAATCTGGAAAGCAGAGGAAGTCAAGTAATGGCAATCTACATCGCAAACTCAAACGGTGACTGGTGGGAATACCGACCAGGCGAAACACTACACATACTAAACACCGACGACCTCCCGGCAGAAGAAAAGGAAGACTGGGAAACATACCGCGACATGAACGAAACATGGATTTGTGAATACGGCACAGAAGTTGTGCACGACATAACAATGCCAGAAGCACCAAAAGCCTGGTATACCGAAAAAGAACTCGAAGAAGAAGTAGACGAGTTCATCCAAGCTGAACTAAATGAAGCATACGACGAGACAATAGAGGAAGTCTCAGAAGAACTAGGCATCAGCAAAGAAACACTACGAGACAGTCTCGCAGTTGACGAAATCATCAACTCATACATCCAAGACAACATCACATACGCTCAAATGATCAACAAAATCTACAGCAGAATGTCACACCCATCAGCACAAGGAGAAACCTTCTAACCATGGAAATCAAATTCGTATCAGACGAAATGGTCACAGAACTGACCAGCCGCGGCAACCGCACCAAAGCAATCGTGTGGACAGAGTTCATCGAAGAACTCTACAAACACCCAAACCGTTGGGCAGAGTTCGGACACAAAGTTAACTCGTCCGCGAGCGCGTATACGGCAACCGCAAGGTTCAAAAACATTGAGGTGAGGCTCAGTGGTGGCAACAACCTAGCCAAGTCACACCCAGACAAGAAACAGTGGACAGTGTTCGTGCGTTTTGTGCCAGAAAACCCCGGCAAAACTGGCAAGACCAAAAGCTCCTTAAAAGCATAAACAACACCAATTTCCTACCATAGAGGCCAACAAACCTGTGATCATCAACGCCAGGGTGCACAATGCACAAAGCAAGACACATGACGGTTGGCTTCTGTGGTAGGTTTGAAGACAGGATTTTGTCAGGCCCCTTCGGAGACCTTCCAAAACCCCTGTGATATGAAATGAAAGGAAAAAAATGACTGACAAACAATACGACGAAATTGTTACATCATGGCTTGATGGAAACATGACAAAAGAAGAGATGCTCGAAAAGATAAGGAAAGTGAGAAAAGAAGCGGAACACAAAGCATACGAACAGTGGCCATACAAGGACATGAACGGCTTCTGTCTCGACATTGGAGACACCGTGAAACTGGTCGGATACGACAAATCTTGGGATAGATTCAAGATTATCGGATTCACAGTAACCGGCAAAACGCTCTACACAAACACAGGTCACACCATTCCAACAAACAAGGTATTGTGGGTATCATGAACGCAGCACTAACCCTAGTAATCGCAGCATTCACAGGCATAATGGCTGCGGCATCATTCAAACAAGCATACCTCCTATCGCTTGTGCAAAATCCAGACATGAACCACACGCTCTGGACCGTCGAGGAACTCTTCATCTTCGGGTTTCTCTTCACCACCGCAACAACACTACTAGTCGGGCTGGCAATCGGACTGTTCGTTACATCACGTAAGTGAAACGCGTTTTTGGCACCTTCGGAAGCCAAAACGCTTTCACCCAACCAATCAATGAAAGAAGAACAAAATGACAAACATCATCAACCTACCTGACTTCACAGGCGCAGCAGCAACCACCGTAACCCTACTCGAACCAGAGACCTACACATTCGAGATTCGCGAAGTCCGTCAGCAGACCATCAAGGGCGGACGCTACGAAGGCCAGCCAGTTCTCAACGTAGGACTAGCAACATCAACCAACGTGTGGGTGTGGAAGCAACTACCAATGTTCGCACCTGACGCAGACGACTCGAAAGGTCTAACCTGGTTGAGAATGAGCACTATGGCATTCGCAGAAGCACTCGGCGCAAAAGGCAAACTCGACCTCGAAAAGTTGGTTGGGCAGTGCGTGGATGCAGAAGTTGGTATCCAAGCACGAGCAGACCGTCCGTCTGAGAACCAAAACTTCATCAAAACCTTCGTTACCGTAAAGTAACGTAAACACAGTCCCCCAAGTCCTCCCCAGGGCTTGGGGGATTTTTTTGCCCCTAAGAAAGAAGCATAATGCCAGGTCACAAAAGAAATCATTTTATATAGGTTTTTATATATAAAAACCCCCTGTCTCCCTCCACGCTCTAATTGGCGGGTTTTTTGAAAAAAATCTTGTGGATCGGGTTTTGCTGGTATTATTGTGGTAGGAAAAATTTTCCGTGGGTTTTTTGGAGGTTTTGGTGTCTCGTTCTATTTTGGATGGTCCGGAGGATGTTGTTCCTGCGGCGCAGGAGGGTCCGTCGTTGGCGGAGTTGGCTGATATGTTGTTTACTGTGTTTTCGGCTGTTCGTGATGTTGAGGATAAGGTTGATGTTTTGTTGGAGGCGGTTGGGGGCTTGCAGGGCCAAGAGGAGCCGCGCGATTTGAGGGGGTTGTAGTGGCTGTTTCGGGTTTGTCTTTGTTGGATGAGACGTTGATTAGTTTGGCGGCTTCTGGTCGTAGTGGTGAGGAGATTGAGCGTCGGACTGGTATTCCTGCTGAGCAGGCTGTTGCTCATGTTAAGGGGTTGATGCGTCGTCGTGATGTGTGGTCGGATGTTGAGCAGCGTCAGTTGCTTCTTTATGAGTTGAATGGGTTGAAGGATTCTTTGGGGGATGCGGCTTTGCGTTTGAAGGATCCTGAGTCTGCGAGGCTTCTACTTAAGACTTTGGAGTTGATTGGTAAACGTTTGGATTCGCAGAAGGCGCAGTTGGATGATCAGGTGTTGCGTTTGTCTGAGTATCAGCAGGGTGTGCTTCTTCGTGCTATGGATGCGGCTTTGAATTTTGCGAAGCGTGAGTTGGCGGAGCGTTATCCTGAGGTGTCTTCGGATGATTTGGATGCGTTGGTGGCTGAGGGTTTGTTTTTGGCTAAGTCTGAGTTGGCGGCTGAGTCTAATGAGCGTCTCTGAGTCTTGTGGTTGTGGTGCGTCGTTTTCGGCGGATCGGCCGAAGGACGAGTTGCGTTTGTTGAATTCGTGGCGTTCGTCGCATACGTGTTTTTCTAGGGAGGAGTTGTTGTTGACTAGCGACAATTCTTTGGTTGTGCAGACTCCGGATGTTAAGGTTCCTGAGTTGCATATTGGTTTCCGTGGGCAGGAGTTTGATGATGATTGATTCGGTTTTGGATGGTGTGGTTGCTGATTTGCGTCAGCGGTCGAAGTTGTCGTTGTATCAGCAGGATCCGGCTGCGTGGGTGTTTGATGTTTTGGGTAAGCATGTGTGGTCGAAGCAGCGTGAGATTTTGGAGTCGTTGGTTGATAATACGCACACTGCTGTTGTGAGTTGTAATGGTATGGGTAAGTCTGCTATTGCTGGTATGGCTGGTGCGTGGTGGGTTGCTACTCATGATCCGTATGAGGTTGCGTTGATTTGTTCGGCTCCTACTTATCCGCAGATTGCTCGTGTGTTGTTTCGTGAGTTGAAGGATAATCATAAGGCGGCTGCGTTGCGTGGTTTTCCTTTGGCTGGGCACATTAATCAGTCTGAGGAGTGGAAGCTTGATGATGCTTATGGCACGTTGGTTGGCTTTGGTCGTAGGCCTGCGGATACTGATATTGTTTCTGCGTTTCAGGGTATTCACCGTCGTTTTGTGATGGTGATTTTGGACGAGGCTGGTGGTATTCCTACGGATTTGTATACTGCTGCTGAGGCTGTTACGACTACTGCGGATTCACGTGTGTTGGCTATTGGTAACCCTGACCGTCGTGGGACAGAGTTTCACCGCATTTTTCGTGAGGATGAGACTTGGAATAAGATTACGGTTTCGGCTTTTGATACGCCGAATTTTACTGGTGAGAAGATTCCGGAGTCGTTGGCTCCGTTGTTGATTCAGCCTACTTGGGTTGATCGTCAGAAGATTGCGTGGGGTGAGGATTCTGCGCGTTACAAGTCTAAGGTGTTGGCGCAGTTCCCTGACGAGGACGATACTACGTTCTTTTCTCAGGTTGCGATTGATCGTGCTGTTGATTTGGATGTTGTGGAGGATTTGGATGTTCCGGTTGTTTTGGGTGTGGACGTTGCGCGTTTTGGTGACGATGATTCTGTTGTTTATGCTAATAGGGGTGGGCGTCTCCGCCATTTAGCTACCTGGTCTAAGTCGAATGCGGTTGAGTCTGCGAATAGGATTCATGAGTTGGCTGTGGCGCATGGTGCTGCTGAGGTTCGTGTGGATGGCACTGGTTTAGGTGCGCCGATTGTTGACATGTTGGCGTCTATGTGTAATGGTAAGTATTTGGTTATTTCGGTTGTTGGTTCTGCGGCGTCTCCGGATAATACTCGTTGGTTGAATGCTCGTGCTGCTGGTTATGATAATTTCCGTGAGGCGATGATTATGGGCCAGTTGGATGTTGATATGGATGATCGTGATTTGATTGACGAGATGATGGCGATTAAGTATAAGTTCAGTCCGAAGGGTTCGATTCAGATTGAGTCGAAGGATGATATGCGTTCTAGGGGCATGAAGTCTCCTGACCGTTTGGATGCGGCGATGTATGCGGTGTTGGATATGTCTGCTTTGGTGGGTAATAAGTTTGGTAATGCTAAGCCGGGTGACCAGTTTTTTGCGGATGCGTCTGAGTTTAGTTCTGGTTCTAATTTTTTGAGCGACTGGGTTTGGTAGGGTATACTGTTTTTATTAGGTTTTTTAATTTTTTGGAGTTGTTTTGAATAATTTTGACGAGTTTTCTGAGGATCCTCAGGTGTTGGCTGAGTCTTATAGCGACATGGCGCGTGTCATGTTGAGCATTGAGGATCAGGGTTGGACTTTGTTGGGTTTGCAGACCCCTGCTGGTGATTCTTTCCGTTTGGAGGAGCTGCACAGTTTGTCGGAGAAGCTGACTGAGAAGTGTGACGGTAACCCGTTGTTGAAGCGTGGGTTTGGTTTGCGTTCTAGTTACGTGTTCGGCAAGGGTGTTTCGTTTGAGGGTTTTTCTTCTAAGCGTATCGAGAATCTTGTCGCTGATGTTCAGAACCAGCAGGCTTTGTTCAGTCCTGAAGCTATGGTTATTAATGAGCGTTCTAACTTCACTTCGGGACAGTTTTTTATTTTGGGTGATAACGTGTCGAAGCGGTTACAGCGCATTCCATTTAAGGAGATCACTGGTTGGGTGACTGACCCTGACGATACTGAGGCTGTGCGCTTCATTCGCCGTTCTTGGTCTCGCATGGATTTGGATGGTCGCGCTTCTACTGTGCACGAATGGTATCCGGTTGACACTTATGAGAACCCTCAGCGCGTTTCTTCTATTCAGAAGCAGCCGGTGAACTACAACAAGACAATGTTCCCTTTCACTGTTAACCGCCGCACAGGCAGCGTCTGGGGTGTCCCTGACGCGTTTGCAGCTTACCCTTGGGCTTACGCTTACAATGACTATTTGAAAGATGGCGCACGTATCCTGAAGGCGTTGTCGATGTTTGCTTGGGCTTTGAAGTCGAAGTCTAAGGCTGGCACAACTGCTGCGGCTGCAACTATTGCCACTCCTTCTAGTGCTGGTTCGACAGCGATCTTGGGTGCTGACATGGAGTTAGCTGCTTTGCCTCGCACAGGTAACAGTGTTGATTTGGGTAATGGTCGCCCGTTGGCTTCTATGGTTGCTTCGGCGCTTGAGGTTTCGGTTGTGGCGCTTATGTCGGACCCTGGCACTTCTGGTGCGTATGGTGTTGCACAAACTTTGGATGTGCCAACGTTGAAAGCTATGCAGGCTCGTCAGAAGTTGTGGGAACTTTATATGGCTCGCATTTTCCGTTTCTTTGGTGACAAGAAGGTTACTGTGAAGTGGCCTAAGATGGAGTCAGAGTCTAGCTACCGCCAGTTGCAGTCTTTGGCTTTGGCTAAAGAGTCTGGTGCGATTTGGATGGACGAGTTCCGCAACTCTGTGCTTGACGAGTTGGACATTGTTGCATTGCACGACATGGCTCCAGATGATGGCTCTGCTATGGATCCACAGCACACGCAGAACAGCGATACTTCATCTTTGCCTTCGCAAGGAAACAGTGGTAGCGTCGGTTCAATGCAGGATAATTCTAACGATCTACGCAACATGAATGATAACTCAACACAGCAGTAACTAAATGTGGTATCATAACATATAGATTGTTAAAACAGTTGGAGATTTTATGGCTATGATTCTTACCGAGAACCTTGGCTTTGGTGCACCCTCTTCAGGTAAGAAGTGGAGCGTTAAAGTTATCGAGGCTGGTTGGGGCTCTTCAGGCTACTACGGCGCAGACATGCTAAAGACTTACGGCCCTAACGTTTTTAAGGCTGGCACAAAAGTTTACATGAACCACCCTTCAGTTACTGAAGAGTCGGACCGCCCAGAGCGCGACGTAAACCACTTGGCTGGTAAGCTTGTCTCTGACGCTGTTTTTAATGTTGACGGCTTGTATGCCGATATCGAGTTTTACTCACACTTTGCGCCTATCATTAAAGAGATGGCTTCTGATGTGGGTTTATCTATTCGCGCTTTTGGTTCTGCCATAACTGGTGAAGCTGAGGGTCGCAAAGGTCCTATCATCGAGTCTTTGGAATCAGATCCAATGACTAGTGTTGATGTGGTAACAGTAGCCGGAGCTGGCGGAAAATTTATTTCGCTGCTTGAGAGCTATAAAAAGCAAGGTGAGGTTACCGACTTGGTTGCCGAATCCGAGACGGAAGGAAACGAAATGTCTATTTCAAAGGAAGAGTTTGAGGCAGCTGTTGCTGACCTTAAGACTGTTTTCGTTGAGGCACTCGGTCCACTACGCGAATCTGTTCAGGTTCTTGTAGAGGCAGCCACCCCGGCTGAGGAAACTGAGACTGAGGAAGAGGCTGCTGAGGAAACTCCAGCTCTTGACCCTGTTGATGTTGCTGAGAAATTCAACGAATCTGGTCTTCCAAAGATCGCTCTTAAGCGTGTCGCGGAAGCCCTAAAGTCTGACGCTAACGCTAAGACTATTGACGAACTCATTGAGGACGAGAAGGCTTACGCTGACTCACTTCGTGAGGCTGTCGCCGCCCCAGCTGCTGAGGTTGTAGGCGTAGTATACGAGGCTAACAAAGCCGCAACCACCACACCAGTTGACGAGTTTGATGCAATCATTTCTCGTATTGCTGGTAAGTAATCGAAAGGTAAATCATGGCTCTTAATGAGATTTATGCAGTAGCTAATAGCCTTGTCCTCCCTGTTCACGCCGATGTTAATTCTGGCGACCTTGTTCAGGTAGGAAAGCTCATTGGCGTTGCAGAGCACGATGCAAAAGCAGGCGAGGACGGCAACAAGTATGCTACCCTCAAGTTGACTGGCGCATTTGAATTCCCAATTAAATCAGGCGTAACCACTCTAGCTCCTGGTTCATTGTGCTACGGCAACGATGATGCAACCACTGGAGTAATTTCTGAAGTTAACGCAACCAACACCGACAAACTTGTTGGTCACGTTATCAAGGTTCGCACCGGCTTCGCTGTCGTCCGTCTAGTTCAGGGAGCGTAAGGAAAAAATGACTGAAAACATTACATCACGTCAGGTTGAAGCCGCTAAGCTTCTCGAAGGTGCACTTCGTGGAGACCGCGCTGACAAGCTAAAGCTTCAAGAAGGTATCTCTACCTCAGACCTACCAGTTCAGTTGGCTCCAACGATCAACAAGATCATGTTGGCTAACTACGCTGAGCAGCCTAAGGTTTGGTCTTCTTTCGCACAGAAGCTCGTCGTTGACGACTTCCGCCCACAGCAATACATGAACCTTGCTTATGAGGACGAGGGTCTAGACAACGCTGGAGACAAGTTCCGCCCAGGATCACTTCCTACCGTTGGCGAGTATGACGAATACCCAACCGCTGGTTGGTTCACCGTCACCGAGCACGAGTTCGCAGTGAAGAAGGCCGGTTCACGTATCCGCTTCTCATGGGAATCAATCATCAACGATGGCAACATCTCGCTTCTTGAGCGTCTACCTATGGAGCTTGCTCGCAAGGCAGCTGGCAAGGAAGATGAAGAAGTTACCAAGCAGCTCGTTAACGCTTCTGGTCTAAACACCACCAACTTCAAGTCAGGCAACCAGAACCTCCTTTCAGGTAACCCTGTGCTTTCACTTGAGTCACTTGAGGCAGCTATCGAAGCAATCAACCTACAGACCTACAACGGAAATGCTGTATCTCCATTCAGCCGTTTTGTTCTTGTAGTTCCTGCAGCTCTTGAAATGACTGCTAAGAAGATCCTTGCTATCCAGCAGGTTCGCACCGAGACTACCGTTAGCAACAAGGTCACTTCGACCGTTACCGGTAACCCAATCGGCGCTTCAATCCAGATCGTTGTAAACCCTTGGATCAAGAAGATTTACAACAACTCTGCTGCTGACAAGTTCTGGTTCTTGCTTCCAGTTCCTGCTGACACCATCAACCCTGGTGTTGTCCTAGGCTTCCTCCGTGGCTACGAGGCTCCTGAGCTTCGCGTTAAGGCTAACGGCGGACTTTACCTAGGTGGCGGCGCTGTGCCTGCTCGCGAAGGTTCGTTCGACAACGACGACTTCGAGATGCGTATTCGTCACATCGCAACTGGTGGATTCATGCTTCCTACCGGAACCATTGCATCGACTGGTGCTGCTAGCTAATAGCTATCCACTGAGAAACCCCCGACTTCGGTTGGGGGTTTTTCTTTTAGGGTATAATTGTTTTGTCCCACCCCTCCTTTGGGACCGCCCACTCCGTTGAGCTTTTGTTCCGGAGTGGGCACTTTTCTTTTAGGGTATAATTTATACTATGGTTTACTTTCCCGATAATAATCTTCCGGCACAGTCACAGGACTGGGCTGATAAGGTCGAATCTGAAATTAATAAGCTTGAGAAGAAATCTAAAACTCGTGGCGGCAACGTTTATGATATGGGTGGCGGTTCTTCTGGCAGCGATGGCGCTGTTGGTCCACAAGGCCCTGCAGGTCCAGCTGGTGCTGATGGTGCTCAGGGCCCTCAGGGTGAGCCCGGTGCGGATGGCGCTGATGGCGCTCAGGGACCTCAAGGCGATCCAGGTCCGCAAGGTGATCAGGGGCTTAAGGGCGATAAAGGCGATAAGGGTGACACCGGGGACCAGGGTCCACAGGGCGATCAAGGACCTCAGGGAGATCAAGGTCCGCAGGGTGACACTGGACCACAGGGCGCACAAGGTTTACAGGGTCTTAAGGGTGACAAGGGTGACACCGGTGCGACAGGCGCGACTGGTGCGCAGGGCGAGCAAGGTCTTAAAGGCGACAAAGGTGACACTGGTTCTCAAGGCCCGAAAGGCGATACAGGTAATACTGGGCCGCAGGGTGAGCAGGGTTACACAGGTCTTTCTGCGTATCAGGTAGCTCAGCTTGAAGGTTTTAGCGGCACAGAAGTTGAGTGGCTTGAGTCACTCAAGGGCGCTGATGGTGAACCATACGGTAACATTGATGGTGGGTCACCAACTAGCGTTTATGGAGGAACAATGACACTTAACGGCGGAAGCGTATAATGGCAGTTCAAATTCAACTTAGAGGCGGAACACTTGCTCAGTGGACTTCTGCTAACCCAATTATTGCTGAGCGCGAAATGGTCCTCGAGACTGACACCGACAAATTTAAAATTGGTAACGGTGTAGATAATTATCTTGACTTGCCTTATGGCGGCTTGGTTGGGCCGCAGGGTGAGACCGGGGCAACTGGGGCAACTGGGGCAACGGGCGCAACAGGTGCTACTGGAACTTTTGACGGAACAATTATTGATGGCGGAACCGCTTAATCTGATAGAATGGATTTATAATGACTACTCTTCCATCAAATGTTGGCTACGGCACTGTTACTGGCCGTTTCCTTTTGGCATACGCTGACTCGAACGATGTTGACTCTTACCCAGATGGCGTTCCTTGTAAGGGAAGCATTTTGCTCACCCCTTCTGCTGCTTATGTAAAAAATGAGACAGCTTCTCCTGCGCCTGTAACTATTCTTCCAGCAACTATCGAATGCTTGCTGGACTCTGAAGGTTACGTTCTTGGCTCGGACAATACTCGTGGCGTGCGCCTTGTTGCTACCGATGATGGAGATAACAATCCTGTTGATTGGACTTGGCGTGTAGACTTCCGCCTAACTGATCAGAGCGACACCCCAACACGCGGTATCCCAACTTTCTATTTTGAGCTACCGCAGGGCACGACTGTAGATCTAACAAGTGTCGCTCCTGTGCCAGATGCAAGTGGCGTATATTATCTAAACGGCCCTAAGGGCGATACTGGTGCTACAGGTTCTACTGGAGCAACAGGCCCAGGGGTTCCAGATGGTGGAACTACTGGACAAATACTTACTAAAACTAACGGAACAGACTACAATACTAGTTGGTCTAACACTATCGATGGAGGCACAGCCTAATGCCAGTTCAAACCGTAATTAAAACTCGTAGAGATACTGCAGCTAACTGGCTCTCTACTAATCCTGTGCTTGCAGCCGGTGAGACTGGCCTTGAGTCAGATACTGGGCTAGTCAAGTTTGGCAATGGAACTTCTGCTTGGGACGCATTGCAGTATTCTAGTGCAGCTCGTGTCGTAGAAGTTGTCAAGAACTCTACTGGCGGCACAGTTAGCAAGGGGAGTGTAGTTTACATTTCTGGAGCTAATGGAGCTAACCCTTTGATTTCTTTGGCGGATGCTGATAGCGAATCAACATCAAGCAAAACATTGGGTTTTGTTGTTGCGGATATTGCTGATGGTGCTCGCGGAATGGTGCTACAAAGTGGATTGCTTACTGGTGTAAATACTGGTTCTGCTAATGCTGGGGACTCTGTTTGGCTTTCTGGAACTGCAGGTGGATTTGTATTTGGTGCACCACCAGCAAAACCAGCTCACAGTGTTTATCTTGGTATTGTTACTCGGGTTCAATCACAGAATGGTGAGATCCTTGTTAAGGTTCAGAATGGTTACGAAATTAATGAGCTTCACGATGTGAATGCTGGCTCACCAAGCGACAATAACTTGCTTGCTTGGGATTCGCTTACCTCAATGTGGACTAACCAGACAGCAGCCCAGGCTGGGCTTGCAACTGCAGCAAACCCAACCTTCACCGGCACGCTAAACGCAGCAGCAGTAACTATCACCGGCAACTTGACTGTTGGTGGAACAACAACTACTGTAAATGCCACTGATCTTGTTGTAGAAGACCCACTGATTTACATTGGTGAGGGTAACTCTGCAAACCTTGTAGACCTTGGCATTGTTTCTTCTTTCAACGATGGAACGTATCAGCACTCTGGTCTTGTGCGTGACGCTTCTGATTCAAAGTGGAAACTCTTTAAGGGTGTAACTGACGAACCTACAACTACTGTGAACTTTGCTCAAGGCTCTCTTGACGCTCTTGCAGTTGGTGCATTTGAAGCTTCATCTGCAATCATTGGCAACGTTTCAAATACTGAGCTGCAGTATCTTGATGGTGTAACCTCTGCGATTCAGACACAGCTAAACGCTAAGGCTCCACTTGCCAACCCAACCTTTACTGGAACCGTTGATCTTACTGGTGCAACTGTAACTGGAATAACTGGCCTACCAAGCCAGACTGGTAACACTGGAAAATACCTAACCACAAACGGTTCTGCAGCTTCATGGGCTACTATTTCTGGCGATGCAAGCACTTCTGGCACATTGGCTCAGTTTGCTTCAACAAGCTCTTCTCAGCTTGCTGGCGTTATTTCTGACGAGACTGGTTCTGGTGCACTTGTGTTCGGCACATCTGCTGCACTGAACTATCCAACTCTAAAGTCTCCAAAAGAAATCACAACCGTATCTGCAACTTCTGCAACCGGAACCATAAACTACGATGTGCTCACTCAGGCTGATTTGTATTACACATCTAACGCATCTGCTAACTTCACCCTAAACTTCAGGGGATCATCTGGTGCTACCCTAGACAGCTCAATGGCTACTGGCGAGACAGCAACACTTGTGTTCAGAAACACAAATGGAACAACTGCTTACTACCCTAACGCTTTCACAATTGACGGCACTTCAGTTACACCAAAGTGGCTTGGCGGAACAGCACCAAGTTCTGGCAATGCTTCAGCAATTGATGTTTACTCGTTTGTGATTACAAAGACTGGATCAGCAACATATACAGTATTAGCTTCAGTAGCTAAGTTCGCTTAGTAGGTAAAAATGCCATTAATTACATTATTTGCAGCAGCAGGAGCCCGAGCATACGGAATGCTCAGAGCTGTTGGTGGCGCATTGACCGATGCGTTTAACAGAACCACTTCAGGATCGCTAGGAAGCTTCTGGACGGCCGTTCGCGGCACTTGGTATGCTAACGGCAGTGCGGCTCAGAGCGACGATTCTGCGAGCAGCTACGCCATTGCAGCTGCTACCCTGGGTTCAAACAACATGACAGTATCTGCTTCTGTTGGTGGTGGAACCGGTGTAAGCTTCTGGGTTTCAGATTCAAACAACTGGTGGAGTGCAGCATATACTAATAATGCATCTGGCTATTCTTGCAACTGTGGGACCTGCCAGAATCCAGCTACCTGCACAGTCACCGATTGCTCTAGATGCGGCTCATATAGATACTGCAACTCTGGCTATGTTTGCGCTATAACAAAATGCTGCGTTGGCGGTGGCTCAGTTATTGGAAACAACCTAGTTGGCTGTAATACCTGTAGCGTTACTGATAGCACAGCGTGCGGCTATGGCCCACCATACTCTTGTAACTGCCAGACTTGCTACGACTACTACCACTACTTGAGACTATCAAAATCAGTATCTGGAACAATAACTACATCTGTTGTTAGCGACGTCTCATTGGGGCAAGCAGCAGCTGCTGTTAAAGTTGTTACGCTTGGTGACGCCATCACAGCAACAGCATACTCTGACGCTGGCAAAACAAACCTTATTGGAACAATCAGCACTACCCAGTCTGGTGCTACTAAAGCTGCAAAAGCTGGTATCATTAAGACACCATCATCATACACGCAAAGCTCAACCGTTGACGACTTTGCTGCGGAAGGATAACAAATGGCGGAAACAAACCACGATCACTCATACGAAATTCCAACAGACAGCTACTCTATAGCTTTTGTGCTAGACGGAGTGGTTCAAGATGTTCTACACACGGAAACCAGGCTCGCTGCAATTTTCCTAAGCCAGCCAGAAATTATTGAAGTAACTGACTGGTATCAGTCAAGGGAAGATAATACCAAAAATCTAGTTGGCGCTACTTATGAAAATGGTGAATTCACTCTGCCTGAAAACATTGAAGCAACTAGCAGAGTTGGCGAATCAATCGCGCCACGCATGCACCCATCATTCGTTTGGAATAATGAAGAACAAAACTGGGAGCCACCAATTCCTTACCCATCAGACGGCAAAGATTATCGTTGGGATGAAGAAACAATTTCTTGGATTGAACTCACTGAGGCTGATAAATAATGGTTGACCCATTTGATAGACCAGCACGACCATGGGACATGCTCAATAAAAACATTGGGCGTGTAGAAACCGAAGTAGCGGCAGAGCGTTTTGCTATCTGCCAAGCATGCCCAATGTATATTGCCAAAACACACCAGTGCAAAGACTGCAAGTGTTTCATGGATATGAAGACCAAGCTACCAAATGCTGAATGTCCTATTGGTAAGTGGGGTCAAGTTAAGATTGATTTCAGAGAACGCAAGTAAGGTATAATTAACTCATGCCAACAATTCCAGACCTATACCCACCAGACTACTCTAGTGTTATTGGTCAAATTCGCCTACTTATTCCAGATGTTGAGCAGCTAGACAATCTCGCTGATCCAGCTCAGGATGCCGCATACATTTTCAGTGATGCGCAGTTGCAGGCGTTTGCAACACTCTACTCTGACAATGTGAAGCGTGCAGCTGCCCAGGCGAAGCTGGTGCTTGCCACAAGCGAAGCTCTTATCAATAAGGTTATCCGCACATACGACTTCACAACTGATGGGGCTAAGCTTGGTGCTGAGCTTCGTGCGCAGGCTAAGCAGTTGCAGGAAGAGGCTGACAAGGACGACTTGGTTGACTCTTATGAATCTTCTATCACCATTGTGCCCTTGCTTACGAAGTGGGACAATGAATGGCTTTAAATACTAGGGGCGCACTAGATCCGCGCTGGCAGTTCCACAACAGGGTTGTAGAGAAATCTATAGCCCTAGCAAGCGTTGAGATTTATGACCCAGCGACCGCTGGTAGCGAATACGACCCAGTAACTAATACTTGGGATAATGAGACAACCATTCTTTGGGAAGGTAAGGCTCGCATCCAGCCACGTTCAGCTAACGCCAGAATGGGCTCTATGGGCACAGTAATCTCTGCGATTGATCCTGGTGCTTCACAGATTGTCGAGGTTCACATCGGGCTGCGTGAGAACCAATTGACTGGTTCTAATGGCGCTATGCCTGACCTTCGCCCAGGCCACCGCATGCGAGTAACCAACTCTCCACTAGACCAGGCTCTTTGCAACTTCGAGTTTGTTGTGCGTGGCGTTCTAAATGGCTCTAATCCTTGGCATCGCACTCTTCTGTGCGAGGTGAACCAGGAGCTGAACCCAAACAATGGCTAAATTTAAACTTACCGGCGTTATCTCTCCTGAATATATTTTAAAGAAAAGCCCTGCCGCTAAAAAGCTATCAAAAGAGCTTAGGCTCGCCGTTAGCCGCGCAGGCATCGCTGGCGCTAAGGCAATGCGTGAACGTATCCTAGACAGCCCAACAGGCTCTGATTGGCACACTAGACGAAATGCTTGGCGTGGTATGAGTCGCCCATCAATCAATGGCAAAGACGGTCCGGTCAACAACTCTTGGGGTTCGCGTCTTGAAACAGGAAATATGTATAACAGTGTTTCTGCCAACTATGGGAAAATTGTCCCAGGCCGAGATAAGCGCCGTATGCAAAGCATTCAGGGTGGTTTTGGTTGGCCAGCTACCAAAGATGGTAATATTAAACCAGCGCCTTCACGCCCATTAAATCGTAGTCGTCAACCAGATACAGATAACTGGGGCGCTAACAGAAACTATTTTGAAATGCAAGAATATGGTTTTGGTGAAACCCCTGGAATGCACGCAACGGACGCAGGTAGGGAAGCTGCTCGTAAAAAACTTATTGAAGAGATCAACCGATTGAGGAACAAGTAATGGGACTATCACTACTACCTATTGAAGACGAAATCATTAATCGCCTAAAAGAACTACCACAAACTGTTTATGAGAATGGTGTGCCAGACGACGCACAGCTACCATACTCTAACGGCGCTATGCTGCCATTCCTTGTGCCATTCTTTGGTGGATTTGCCCGAGCAATCGATGGACATGGCATTCTTTCGTCACGACAAGACCTGGGAGAAAGCTACGTAATTATCCAGTGCGTCGGACCAACCGAACGATCAAGCCGCCAAGTAGCGGACATTGTGCGAGACAAAATGATGGGCTTCAAACCAAACGACGCAGGGGAACTCACCCCTGCCGGAAACTCACGATTCATCACACCAGATTTCAGTTCACGGCCAGCTAAATACATTTCAGAAGTTACCTTCCGTTATGTCGTGAACACAAATGTGGTATTATAGTATAGATTAGGAAGGACCACCCTTGGCACTTTTCAAGCATAAGGTCACTGGCGCTATTGTTGAGCGTCCAGCGCACTACGCAACCCACCCAGTTTTTGGCAGAAACCTCGAACCAATTTCGGACAAGGAAACTGCAGCAGCCCCAAAGGCTAAAGAGACCCCAACTGTAATCGAACCAGTTGCCGAACCGGTAATTGAGGAAGTTCAGGGCGGAGCAAAATGGGACTTCACAGCCCCTGAGGAGCTAACTGCTCCAGAAGAAACCATCGAGAATAACGAGGAAAACTAATGGCAAATACTAAAATGCTACGCCCTAATGTGGGCATTTATGTTGCCGCTGCAGATGCGTTCGCTGACTGGACGGCTCCTACGCTGACCGAGATCACCGCCGCAACTAAGGTGTTCAACATTTCACCAGCCGTAACTGACGGCTACACCCTGAACATGACCGACTCACAGGCAGACAGCTCGCTTTCTGTTATTGACAACGCAGACGTTCAGACCCCAACCTACCACAACTACGAGGCTTCACTTGACGTATTCCGCGACGCTAACCTAAGCGCAACCTCGGTTTACAACAAGGCACGCGACTTGTTCGCAGAGGCTGACGTCAAGTATTACTTGATCAAGCGTGTTGGTAAGACTCACGATGCAGCTTTCGCAGCTGGCGACGAGATCTCAATCTACGGTGTAAAGACCGACTTCCCTGTTGACATTGTTGGCGATGGCGAGATGGTGCGTCTAGGCGCTCGTTTCCTCACCACCGGTGAAGTTAAGGTTAACGTTGCAGTTGCTTCAGGAACCGCAGGAGCAGGTCCAGCACTTGCAGCAACCACTGGAACCAAGATGGTTTCAAACGGTAAGATCCGTGTTGAGTGGGTTGACGTTGCAGACGTTACCAACGAGGCAGCTTTCTTGACCTCACCTGACATTGCTGTAATTGGCGATGGCATCAACCTAACCCCAGCAATTGCTTGGGACAGCTACAACCTTGGCGCGACTGACTCAAACAAGATCGACGACCGTGGCATCATTGACGAAGGACAGGTTCAGACTCGCGGTTTCGCACAGTATGACGCTTCGCTAATGTTCTTCCGTGACGCAGATCCAGAGGCAGTAAGCGACTACAACGACGTTTATGGTGCATTCAAGGCAGCAACTGACGGCTCACGTCCAGAAGGCTACCTAGTAATCCGTATCGGTGTTCCTGCAACCACTGCTTATGCAGCTGGCCAGACCGTATCTGTTTACAAGTTCATTGCAGACACTTTTGCTGACAACACCGAAGGTGAAGACAGCGTGAAGTATATGGTCAACTTTATGCCTCAGGGCAAGCTAGGCGTTAACGTTTCAACCAACGACTAGTAACAGACTGTGGGGGAGGCATTTGCGCCCATTTGGCCTCCCCCACTTCATCACCTCACAAAACGGCGTTTAAACTTTACTAGAACAGGCGAAAAATGAGCGAAGAAACAACCACTAAGGATGCTGGAGCGGAAGCTCTGGAACTTGTCGAAGAGGCACAGTCTAAGAAGGTTTTTAACCTTGCAGACGCTATTAAGGGTCGTGCCCTTCCGCAGAAAACTATCACAATCTTTCTTGACGAAAATGCGGCTATGGAGCTTGTTGAAGTCAACGAGTTAATGAACCAGACTACTGACGCTGACGAGATGGCCAAGCTTGAGGCACAGGCCGCTGAGCTGAAGAAGCTAATCAATGACTCTGCTTTGACTATTGCTATGCGTGGCGTTAACCAGAAGACCATCGAAGAAGTCTCTGACCTGTGCAACTCTAAGCACAACGTTAAAGAGGGCGAAGGTCCAAGCAGCCTTGACTGGATGATTGACTACATTGTCACTCTTGTTGCCAAGAACATTCTTTCTATCACTACTGGTGATGGCGAAGTTGACCATGGCCCATTTGACTTTGACAAACTTAACGAAATTCGTGGCTTTATTCCAACAGCTGAATGGAATAAGTTGGTTGAGACCATGCAACGCTTGACGCTTGCTGGCGGCTACTTTGAGCAACTAACGGACGCTGGTTTTTTACAGAAGTCCTAACTTGGGAACATAACCGAGGTTATGTAACTAAGCTTAGGGCAGCCATTGAGAACGGTATACGGCCAGTAGCGATGCTCTTCCACGAGCAACCTACTGATCCGTGGACCAAGTTCGATTTCCTCCTTCTTGAGGCTTACCAGATTCTACAGGACGAAACCTGTCAGATGTGTGGCAATCCTATCTGGATTTGTCGCAACGAGTTTGCTGACAATGTTGGCTTTAAGATCAAGACTACTAAGTGTTTTGCTAAGGCTGAGCTTGACCGCCATGCCGAACAGCAGGAAAAGAAGAAGTCTAAAGCCAAGAAGCATGGTGAGCAGGAGTATGTGCTCGCTTACACTTATGATGGCTCTGACATGCCTACACGCATTTCTTATTACTCTAACCTTGCAAAAGTCGCTGAAGAGGTAGATGCC